CAGCTGCAATATCATAATAGTATTCAGTATTTTCCATAATGCCGTTTACGAAGCAATTAGGACCAGATGGATCCGTAACAATATCAACAGTAGCTAAATGGAAATCATCCTGAACTTCCATAATACCCTGATTAGTTGGTTTTACTGAACCGAGACCTCTAGTAGAAACACCGATTTTTACACCTTCATCCATAAACTCTTTTACAATGTTACCCATTGGAGTTCCTAGGATTTTGGCTTTACCAGTAAAGTTAGAACCATCCTGTTTCATCTCTGTAATAAGATGAGATACACGATCACCATTGATGCTTGGGCCTTCTGGGTGGCCTAATTCACCAAGCGCTCGTTTTGTATCGATGAAGTCTTTTTGATAACGCTTCATCTCTTTTTCAAGAACCGCTGAAGGATAGATACGCCCATTGCGGTTCTTGAGATCTGCTTGCATAAAAATGCCTTCAATGAAGTAAGACTTTTTGCCAGTCTCTTCATTGAGCTCTGTTAGCACATTTGCTTCTTCATTAACTTCTGCAATAAGCTTCATTTTTCAATCCTTACTAATATCTTTTGATTATATTTATAATAATTATAGAGCTTCTCTTGCGAAACCACGAATCTCTTCGAAGCCCGACTTATCAGTCATCAAAACTTTTTCCATTTCACGCTGATTTCTAGGAGACAAATCTTTGAACATTTTAGTTAGAAGATCTGCATCTTCTTTGCTAACCATTACTTGAGATCCATCTTTTAGACGAATTGGGCCTCTTTTAAATTTTACTGCTTCGTCAATCATTTCAACTGATTCCTGAGTACCCATAACATCCTGGCCTCTATCATCAGTTTTATCAATTTTTGTTTTCTTCATAACCGTGCGAGTTTTGCCATCTGGGCCAGTTTGAGTTACTGGACGCTTTAAAGCTGAAGATGTAGTTTCAGTAACTTCTACTTCTTCATTCTTTTTTTTACGAAGCATAGCGAGATCATGACCATCGATCTTACCATTTTTGTTGTGATCGATTTTCTTTTGCTTTGGTGATAGCTCTTCGTCTTTCTTGTCCCAAGGTGCTTTTGGAAGAGTTACTTTCTTTTTGTTTCTGTCGTCAGCAGCATCATAGCGTGCACGATCAGCATCAGTAGATTCTTTTGCTGCAACTCTTGCTGTTCCTGTTAGTTTAGCAACAGCATCTCTTGTTCCTGCACGACGACGAATGAGCTTAGCAATACCTTTTCGGCGTTGCTTTTCATAACCTTTTTTAACATCAGGAGATGCACCTGCTTGTCCCATACTTCCTGTAGCAATTTGATCACCAGCATGTGCTGTATCCATTTGTGCTTTTTTAATATAATTACCTGCTAACTTTTTTGAAATCTCATCGATCTGCTCTACTTCTTCAGTAGCCATCCTTTTTTCAGGATTTTTAACTGCTTTATCGTAGTTAGCATCACCTTCTTGATCTGCAATGCGCTTAGACTTTGGCTTTTGAATATCGCCGGTATGCTGATGAGGCTCAGCCACCGGATGAGGCTTTGTCTCATATGTATGCATATCCTTAAATCTTTTTTCTTCTTCTGGCTTTGGTTGCGCAACCTCTGCCACAAACTTTTTAAAGGATTTCATTTTGTATCTCCTAGGAATTTGTTTTGATTATATTTATCCATTTATCTCTTTTGAATCAGCTGGTTGAGAATTGCCTTGGTTTTCCATGTCGCCATCGCCTGGAATGTCATCTTCTGGTGGATTGTCTTTAGCTTCTTGCTCAATCTCTTTTTCCATTTCTTTGATTTCTTCTTCAGACATGCGTAGAACATTTTTACGTACCCAGTTTCTAGAGTAGTAAGTACCAATATGCTCTTCAACCTCACGTAGTGTAGTAAGTCTTTCTCTATTGATTTCAGCTTCCTTGAGCTCTTCAAAATAGTTATCTTGAATGAAATCATATCTGAGCAGACTCTTAATCTCAGCAAATTCTTCGGGAGTCATGATACCTTTAAGAATCAGTTGCTTTTCTAATAGTTGAGTAAAGATGCCAGAGAAACGAGCTCTTTGTCTCTTAATAAATTTACCAAATTTCATCTCATCTCGAGTGATCTCAGAAACACGACCAAATGAGTACATTGTTTCGGGTTCTAAACGAGATAGTGGAACCTTAAGAGCTTTAAATAATTTGCGTTGGAAGAACTGAAGTGTGGTATCATCAGTAAGGCCAGCTGCATTACCTCCGGCCATAGTATCAACTTCTGTAGTACGTTCACCACCTCTACGTGGGAACCAAAAGTCTTCAGTCATTGTCATCATTTTACGGCTATCGCTGATTTCACCAGTAGAAGAATTGTATTGCAACTTATTCTTATGGCGAACCATCATATCTCTTATATACTGTTCAGCCTTCGACTTAGGTAAGTTACCAACGTCAATATAGAAGACTCGTCTTTCAGGAGCTCTTGTAAGAGTATAAATGATTGTAGCATCTTCAAGCATCCTTAACTGGTTAAGAGGTTTGATAGCCCCATGTAAGTAAGAAAGAACTAGAGCATTATTTTCACTCATTTGCCCTGAAGTGATTCTCGCAATAGAATCTTTAGCAATCTTATATCCTGTCGTACCTGACGCTGATGTAGATTTATTATCTCCACCAAACCCGTTTTCAGAGTACATGTAATATTCAGATTTTATCTTTTTGACTGGAACGCCTGAATGAGGATCTCTACCTTTCTTATCAATTTCACGGACAAGCTTAAGTTTTCTAGGATCAACATATCTTAGTTCTTTAATGCCATCTTTAAGATTATCATTATCAATAATAACGTGATAATTTAATCTTCCATCAACATAGAACTTACTATAAATGTCATAGCCTTGATGAGAAAAATCTAATAAACGAAGTACTTCTTCAAACTCTTCGTTTAATCTTTTCTTTACTTTGTCGGGTAAATCTGTTTCATCTAAAACTAATTCTACTACTTTATCATCAATATCAATGTTAATAGATTCGTTTACGATTTCGTCTACTGCCTGAGAGATTTCAGGCTGCATTGCCATGCCACGGTACTTTGTAACGAGTTCAGATTCTGTTTTAGCAGTACCTTCCATATCCAGGATAGTACTATAGAACCCACCCATCGCGTTACCGACGGTGATTGCGCCATCATCGTTTAATGGTTCAGCAAAAGAGACCGGTTGATTATCGGCCTCATCGCTTTCTCTTGTTATCTCGAATCCAAATAACTTCACTTATCATTTCTCCATTATATAAAAATTATGTAGTTGGGATGCCAGTGTTTCCTTCAACTCTCCATAGATCATATTGGAATGTAACACTAAACTCTTCGATTGAATCAGTTTGTGACCAATCCATTTGAATCCCATCAATAGAAATCGGGAACATACCTTCGAAAACATAAGTACGAAGTGGAGAACCGTCTTTACTATATTGTGTAATTTGGCCTGTAGATTTGTATTGCTGTGGTAACCCTCTTGAGTTTGAATCATGAGAGTTAATGAAGTTCATCCACTCTTCCATAGCGTTACGGATAGCGAAGTCTTCGTCGTTGATGATTGTGACTGTCCAGTCTGCAAATGTTCTATCACCAGCATATTTAACCTGGCGTCCAAAGTAAGGGACAGTATACTGTCCCACTACTGACTCTGGAATACCGCCAGCTCGTACCATGAATGGTACTTTAATATCAGCTGCTGGGTTGATCGGGTTAGTGATCTGACATTGGAAGAGCGTAGGACGTGCACCGCCACCCACGAGTTCGGATTTGAACTGGTTGATGTTAAATGCCATGTGTCTTTCTCCTTTTTAAACTATTTATTACGTGAGTTGGCCAACGATTTCGTCAAATTCTACGCCGGTTCTAGTTGCCACGAATGTAAGTTCGATAACATTGATAGAACGTGCAGGCTTGATAAAGATGCTTGCTCTGAATTTGTTTTGATCGATAACCTCAGGAGTATTGACTGTAGAGTCAGAAACCACTCTGAAATCAATAATACCACGACGCCCTTGAATATCTCTTAAGAACGGATCCACGATGTTTTTAAACTGTGTTTGTGTAAACTCATCGTTGAATTCAAACAAGAAACTTTCAGCTGCGGTAGCGATAGCTTTTTCAACTGAGATAAACAGTCTACGTACATTAATACGATCGAATGCGCTATTAATTCCAAGACCAGTTTTATCACCAAATAGTACGATACCACGACCCGCTTGAGCCATAACTGGGTTAATGTCTGCGCTATAAAGTTGATCTCTTTGTGCTTTGCTTGGGTTGAAAGCAAGTTTTACAACATTTTTAATGATGCCTTTACGGAAACCTGCTGGAGATTCCCAAGAATCAACTCTTGCTGCTAGACCAGCCATGTCACCATTAAGTGGCGTATAACGATAAACGTCATTGTACTTGTCGTAACGATACTTATAACCTGAATCCATAAACCAGTAAGATGAGTTCTGAATTCTATTACGCCATGCAATCGCGTTAGTTAGCTTGGCGTTAGTTTTTAATTCATCTACAACAGCTTCTTTAGATGGTGATAGGTAAGCAACACAATCTCTTCTGTAGTCTACAACGTTTGAGATTAGATAGTTTGCTCTTGTACCTGCATCGTCTGCTTTACCACCAAGTACTGAAGAAATATCAATTTCATTAGTGTTCTTAAGTGTATCATAAGCAAATGCTAATGCGCTTAGAGTTGTATTTGATTCTGTTGTTGCGTCTGTACCACCAGAGAATCTTTCGTATGATGCCATTGCTGTTGATGCAGTACCAATTGGCATTGTGTTAGCAACACTGATCCATGAAGACATGTTCTCAATTACGTCAATGTAATAGTTCGTATTACCTTGAGGTAGAACAGCACCATCGGTTGTAGAAACGTTTGAGAAAACTTCTAAAACTGTATTTTCTGCTCCGGAGATTAATCCGCCAGCATCAATTACTGCGATGTGTAAATGGTTTGGATCTGGAGCTGTTCCAAACACTGCGTTGTGTTGCCACTTCTTAGTCATAGACATTTTTGTTAGAAGTGTTTCTGCTAAAGTATATCTCTTAGTAAATGTAATATCATACACATAAGAAACTACCGCATCAACTGCGGTGTTACCAGAGCCAAATGTTGCTTCTACTTCAGATTCTGCGAAAGTTGCAACTTCAAGCTCTTGATAACCAACACTATCGTTACCTAGAACTAGGATATCACCAGGTGCTAGCGCATCTAACTGAGCTGTATTGGCAACTTCAAAAGAAACTTCATTTGAGTTGAAATCAATTGTTTGTTGATTAACAGTATTTCCAGTTGGTGTTAGCTCATCTTCGCTGATGTCGCCGACTGTAATCCAATTGCTTGAGAATCCACCAGATGTAACCCATGCTACTTCTAATGTATTACCTAGATCGCCTGGATACTTTGCTTCAAATGCTCCGTATACAGTCTGATCAACGTCAATATCATTGTTTGCGTCAAGAACAATGTTTGTTGAATCAGCTTTGTCTGAACCATCATCGGCACGAACGACATATAGTGCGTTTGAGTATGCTAAGTAATCTGCAGCTGTAAAGAATGTTTCGTAGTTGTTATCAGTTGGCTTGCCAAAACGATCAACCAACTCGTTTTCTGATGTAATTAGAATAGGATCGTTTGTTGGACCCCATCTAAACACACCAGCCATTGCAGCCGGTGGAGTTGCTACGCCAGGTACTGCCTGACTAGCATCCACTTCGCGAACAATGACGGAAGGACTTACGGAAAAAGCCATGTTTTTCTCCTTTTTAAATTAGAAACGCGTTTTTTATTCATATAATTACTGTTTCTATTTATAAATTTCCTGTTTTACTTTTGAGTGAGCTTTTTCATAGTACAAGACCATCGTCATCGTAGAATTCCCCGCCATCGTCTATAAATCCAAAAGGCAGCATTTCTTCTTCAATTTGCTCGTCTGTTTTTTCTCTTAACTTTATTAGTGTATTTATGTCAGTCATATCTTTGAAATATGCTTGCTCTGTCATCCATGCAAACAACACAAGGTTCATAACTAAATCATCATGAAATCCGGACTCAGCCTCATAGGAGTTGCCCTTCTTAGAAAATCTGCTTAATTCTTGAATAGTTTCAAAATCTCTTATGAGTAATTGATTTTGCTCTACCAACATTTTAAGCATAGAACAACCAGTTCCTTTTACAAGCTTAGTTGTTCTTATTCCGTTATCTATATTTTTTCCGAACCCGCCAGATAAAACTTTTCCACTCCTACCTGAGTTTTGAGTGTAAAGTATATTTTCGTATCCATAATCCATTAACAAAACATCAGTGACTTGGCCACCAATGTCATTAATTTCTACTAGGATACCAGCTCGGTTGTATACCAAACCAATACGATTTAGAACGGAAGCAAAATCTATTGGTCCAATAAAGTTGTCTCTAAAAATAGCCACTTGTTTATATGGCATTTCACTGATATCAAATACATTAAATGTCGAATAATCTAATCCTTTGCCTCTAGCGACATCGGCTGTAATTACGTATTGTCTACCTTTTTCAGGTTTTTCATACTGTAAAAATCCCTCACCTTGTGCAATAGGATTTTCTGGATATAATGTTTTAAGTGTAGCACCACTGATTAATGTTCCTGAAGAGCCAAGGAACTGGCATTCGTATTCTTGAGCAAACTTTTCTGCATCATGATCAAGCGCTTCAATTGTTTCCTTGCGCCAATTTTCATCTCGGCCTGGAACATCATACCACATAACTTCTTCGTATTCATAGCCGTTAGTACCTTCTTTAGCACCTTTACATGTTTTCCAAAAATGGTTTAAACCATTAGGTGTTGACGTCATTAGAAGTTTCGTAGATTCGCCAGATGAAATTGTTGGATATACTGATGCGAAGAATTCATCATAGCCTTCAATAAATGCAACCTCATCGAGGTATAGAAAGTTAACAGATTTACCACGAATTGCACTAGAAGATGTAGTACCAGCTAATACTTGGCAACCATTTTCTAATGCAATGTTACCTTTATTCCATTCCTCAACACCTTGCTGCAACCACTTTGGCAATGCTTCAAAAGCAAGTTTAACTCGAGCCATAACTTCTCGAGATGCATCACCTTTGTTAGCAAGAATAGCAACAGTTTTAAATTCATTAAATAGAATATAGTGAAGTATAACAGCAACAGCTGTTGTGGTTTTACCAGACTGACGCGCAGTTAAAACTGCCAAACGTCTATTGTCTGTGATCTTTTGAACAATGCTTTTTTGGTAATCGTACATTTTAAAGGGAATTAACCCTTTATCTACGTGTACAATTTTAATATACTGTGATGCAAAATAGATAGGATCTTCGGCGCACTTCATGTATTCCTGTAAGAGCTCAGGAGTCCATTCAATTTGTTCTGCAATTTTCTTAAGGTTAGGATTCCCTAAGTAACCATCACCCATCTTCTTTGTCACCTTTGAGCATTTTTAATAAGTCAGCTGTAGAAACAATTAAATTATTATTAGTCACATTAGTCTGTGCCGCTTCCTTTGGGCCGTTAATTTCTTCTTTTACGAACCTCTTCTTGGTCGACATATCAGCAAAGTCTTTATTTGCGTCAAGCACTGTTTTCATTAAAGTGGAAACAACTTCAAATGCTCTAGGATGCTCAGACTGTTTAGCAATTTCAAGCATTTCCCGCATTGCTTCTTCGCCAGTCTGCATAACACCTTGGATGTTTTGTCGGGCTGTTTCTAAGTCTTTAAGATTTTCTTCTTGCGCTTCGAAGTTATCAATGAGTACTGGAGGATTTGGTTCTTCTACCTCGACTATAGGATTATCGAGTTTATCAACTTCTTCCGGTTGCTCATTTTCGATTTCAGCCATTGGCCTAATGCCTAAGGCTGAAGTAATTTTATCATCATCCATCATAAATCCTCAATTACAGTAATCACACCCCAGTTGTCATCAAATTCAATATCTTGGTAAGGAACTGAAGAAGATGCTGGATCCGATATAGATACGGTCGGAACAGAAGCATAACCAGCTCCAGGGTTAGTAATTGTGATAGCAGCAATATCTCCATGCTGATCTACTGTTGCTGTAGCAACTGCAGTAACAGCTGCTGCGGCATCAATAGATACGTTCGCTGAAGAATAGAATTTACCACTATTTGTCATATTTATCGAAGTTACAACTCCATCAGTGAGCACCGCTGTTGCAGTAGCTTGGTGATCTGCTGAGCTTCCATCTGGGCCAGTGAAAGTAACCACTGGAGTTGTGTTTGCATAATTTGCGCCACCATCTATAATTGTAACACCAGTAACTTCACCATCAGTTACTTGAACATTTGCTGACGCTGGCTGTTTTTCAAAATTAAGAGTTAAATGAGACCCTGTACCTGCTGTTGTTGGAACAGTATATGTACCTACAGGTGTAGCACCCGCAATTGGGTTATCAATGATTAAATTATCAATGGCACCTTTGAAACTTGGTGTAGCTCCACGTTGTCCTACAATCAAGTCAACACCGCCGCCGAATAAGAATCCTTGAGCTGCATTTTGGCCAGCATCTACTACCCCGTTTATTAGCCAACGAGCGTTACCAGTATAATGTTCTAATCTTACATGGTTCCATGCATTTAAATTTAAAAGCTCTGGTGTTGATCTTACAGGATTACCGTTATACGCTGGACGATACACGATTTCTCTATCAGGCTCGATCTCAATTCTCAGCGTCGTTCCATCAAAATGCATGATGTTATGAACACCTGATACTGGAGCTTCTGTAGGATAAATCCAAAACTCAATAGCAAATCCAGAACCAGCCGTAATATAGTTTGTAGTAGTGGTATGGATAAGAGTTTCATCTGTATCATTTTCGTGATACAAAGCATCATCACCAAATTTTATATAAGGTGATTTGGCTGGCGGTCCTGAAATTGTAACAGAAGCTGCGTTGTAATATCTTCCAGGATCAGTAATTGTAATAGAGCTAATAGAATCGTTGGTGATTACCGCCGTGCCAGTGGCGTTTGCACTTGGTAAATCAGGAGCGGTGATTAGTACATTCGGAATAGAAGAATAATATCCGCCACCTTGATCAACAGTAATACTATCAATTGAAGTGTTTGCAATAACTGCGGTGCCCGCCGCATTTGTAGTTGCAGGTGCACTAATAGTTACTGTTGGTGTGTTATTAGAATTATATGCTTGCCCATCATCAGTGATTAAAATAGAATCTACTCTACCATTTGAGATTGTCGCTACGGCTGTCGCAGTCTCAGGTCTCATAGTAATAGGATTGCCTTGATCATCCATACCAGGATAAATGCTTACTCTTTCTTCAGGTGCAGTATTCGCAAGAGTTCCGGTAGCGAAATCTGCTTCAATGAATTTGATTACTTTCTTTTGTCTTTCAGGTCCGAAATAGTAACCTTTTAAAGTAAAAGAAAGAGTGTATAGAACTGACTGACGAGTTTCAAAATCTCCTTCATACAGATCCTCTGTAGTGACGCCGTTTAACACTACAGGAATATCAATAGGATCTAAATCCGGTACCATTTTAGCTGTTACAGTCCAATCTGGTGTAAAGAACGGTATAATCTGCTCCATTAATTGGCTAGCATCTTCTTGATACTTTGTCATAATATACAAAGAAAAGTCAATGTTATATGGAACAGATGAATACACAAAACTACGCGATGAGTCTGCTTCAGCTTTAGAATCTTTTCTCATCTTCATAGTAGAAGCAAGTTTACGAGAAGGATCATAAGAAACGCTTACGATTTCAAATGACATTCTAGGTAATCTAATAGCTGGTCTTTGACTATTCAATAGATCAGGATCTTCGTTTAATCTAGCTAGAACTTTTTGGAAT